CTTTATCTTCAGCCGCCTCAACTGGTTCCTGTAAGTCTTCTTTAGCTCCACCGACATCCTTACTTTTTTCGTCAGCTTTTACTTCACCCTTTGGCCGTTGAGTTTTTGAATCTACCTCAGATACCTTCTCATCTGGCTTCTTAAAACCTTCACCAGCCGCTTTCTCTTTGACAGGCTTCACACCGAAGTTCTTAGATAACATATTCTCATAATTATCCATTATAGTATCCAACTCATTCTCCTCTGCAGTCTCATCGACAACATCTTCTGTCTCTTCCGCAGGAACGTCTTCGCGATCCTTCTTTTTCTTAGCGACTGCAGAAGTGGCTTCACTTACTGTCTCTGTGTCTTCGGTAACTACTTCGTCCTTCTTTGCGGGCTCATCGGTAGCTACCTTCGACGACGCTTTCGCAAAGGCCTCATTAATAGAGAGTAAATCTTTGCTGTTCATGTAAATATTTATAGTGCCCAGGCAAAAAAAAGAGGATAAATTTTATTTAGGTAATAAAAACTTACCTAACGCAAATATGGAGTTCGAGTGGACTCCAGAAATGGTCAAAGATCTTAAGAAGGCAAAAATGAATATTCTTCATTTTGCTGAGAATTATTTTCACATTGTTAACCTAGATGTTGGTAAAACAAAAATAGCTTTATATCCTTGTCAAAAGAGAGTGTTACGTGCTTTAAGAGACAATAGATTTGTATCCTGTCTTGCTTCAAGACAAACTGGTAAAACGACAATGATGACAATTTATGCTCTTTGGATAGCATGCTTTCAAGACGATCAACGCATATTAATTGTTGCTAATAAAGAACAAACTGCTATTAGTATTTTTTCTAGAGTTAGATTAGCATATGAAAATTTACCTAATTTTCTTAAACCAGGTGTATTAGAGTATGGTAAGACTTCTATGAAATTAGCAAATGGAAGTAGTATTGGTATTAGCACTACAAGTTCAGATGCTGGTCGTGGTGAATCTGTTAATGTATTAATTCTAGATGAGCTTGCTTTTATTCCAAATAATTTAGTTGATAGTTTTTGGAAATCAGTTTATCCAATTATTTCAAGTTCCAAAAAATCTAAAATATTTGTCGCCTCAACTCCTAATGGTAGTAATAATTTATTTTTCAATCTTTATACTGATGCTGTAAATGGAAAGAGTAACTGGCACGCAGAGAAAATATTATGGCATGAAATACCTGGTCGCGATGAAGCATGGAAACAAGAGACTATTCGTTCGATAGGTAGCTTAGAGGCATTCGCACAAGAGTTTGAATGTAAGTTTCTTGATACTGGTGACTCTTTTATTGATGAAGAGTTTTATCTTAAGCTTGCTAGTGAGACAAAAGACCCTCAACATTTATTTGAAGATGGTTGTTATAGTGTTTGGGAAGAACCTAATAAAGATCATTTATATACAATAGGTGTTGACGTCGCAGAAGGTGTTCAACAAAACTATAGTGCTATACAAGTATTAGATATTACTGACTTACAAAATATTACTCAAGTAGCTGAATATGCTAGTAATGAAATTAACCCATTTGAGTTTACAACTAAAGTTAGAGACATTTGTTATCACTGGGGCACACCTCCTGTTTGTATAGAGAGAAATAATTGTGGTAGTCAGGTTGTAGATAATTTATATCATCAATACAATTATAGAAATATTGTAAATTATTCTCCTAAAATAGGTCAAATTAAATATGACAGGTTAGGAATTTACGCTCATACAAATACCAAATATAAAGGTATTACTAATATGAGGTATTGGGTGAATGAACTCAAATGTGTTAAATTAAAATCAAAACTAGCTGTTGAAGAACTTAAGAATTTCGTAAGATATCCAAACGGATCCTGGGCAGCACAACCTGGTTATGATTATGATGATAGAGTTATGTCTTTAACGTGGGCGTTATTAATTTTAGAAAATAGTATAGTACAGAGATATTATAATGTAACAGAAATAGACGACAATCAACGCCCAGCAAAACTTGAATTAGGAGATTATATAGATCAAAAATTTAGTAACTTTCTCCAAGACTATAAAATGCAAAATATAGATGACACCTGGAAACCTAACCCAGTTTACTTTGAAGACATAAATATTTTTGGCGACGCTGAATTAAGTGATATGGATAAGTTAGAAGCAGAAGGATATGTTAGAGTATGAAACAATCACCATTTAATAAAAATAGACAAGATAAATTTATTCTAGTTTTAAATTTACCAGAAGGTATAAAAGAGATTAGAGATAATATCGCTAGAAAAAACAATCGCATTGATGCGAATAGTTTAGAGATTAGTATCGCTGGTACAGTGACACCTAATATTAGTGTACCAGAACAAACCTTACCATATGGTGCTCAATCTATTAAAGTAAGCTCACATGCACGACCAGCTTATAGCTCTCTGAATTTAAAATTTAACATCGATAATGAATATAAAAACTATTGGGCTATATATAAGTGGTTGGATGTAATAAACGATGTTAAACAAGGAACTGTTAATGCCGACGAGATTATAAAATATCCTCATCCTGGTCAAGTACTTCCAATATATTCTTCCAACTTAACAGTATTTGGTCTTGATGAATATAATAACAGAAAAATTCAATGGGATTATATAGGAGCATTTCCAACTACATTATCTGAAATTAACTGGGACTATAATAGTGAGGCAGAAATTGCTGCAACAGCAACATTTGAGTTTACGAGACTAGAAGCTAAATTAATTTAAGATAAATAGCTACCAATATAATTATTTAACCGAAGAAGTAACTCATAGCAACATTAGTCTTATAAGAGCAGTCAGGCATTTTTTTAACAATCCTTTTAAACTGCTCTTCTGTAATATTTCCTTGCTTCCAAGATTCTCCCTCTATACAACCAATCATTGAATTGGTTCTATCTTGAATAGACTTAACATACATAGATGCCGCGAACATTTCATCTGGGTTACCAGTATCAAACCATGCATAATTACTATCTAAACTATAGTGCTGTAGGTCGTCACTAGCTAAATAATTTTTATTAAGATCAGTAATTTCTAATTCTCCTCTTGCAGATGGCTCTAAAGATCTAGCTCTCTTACCCGCTGTATCATCATAAAAATAAATACCAGTTACAGCGTTATAACTCATCGGGATCTCTGGTTTCTCTTCTAGAGAAATAATTTTTCCATTAGAATCTACCTCAATAACTCCGTAATCTGACGGGTTTGACACCCTGTAGCTAACAACTCCAGCACCAAATTTAATATCAGGTTTTTCAATTCCTGTAAAAATATTATCTCCTAAAATTAGACAAACATCATCCTCCCCCTGCCATGACTCAGCAATAATTAACGCTTCTGCAATCCCTGCTGGAGAAATTTGTACTTTAAATGTAAGATCAAGTCCTAGATATGGTCGTTTTTTATCTATTTGATTAAACAAGTGTAACAAATGAGGATATGCTTGGGCATTTGTAATAATCATAATATCCGTAATACCTAATTTAATTAAAGTAGTTAGCGGATAATATATAGTAGGCTTGTCATAAACTGGCAGTAGTTGCTTGGATATGGTTTTTGTCGATGGATATACTCGTGACCCAGTACCGCCAGCTAAGATGATTCCCTTCATATATTTATATTATAATGCCTATTTTAACAAATCAACTACTTTATTCAGCTGGAAATCAATAAATAATTGTAAAGGTTAAACTTATCATGAGTAGAAGAACAATCCAATCACCTGGTGTAGAAATAAGAGAAATTGATATGACACAACGCCCTGCCGCACCCACAGGGACAAATGTGTTTATTGCTGGTTTTTCTAATCAAGGTCCCGTTGATGAAATTTTTAACGTTGGTACCTTCTCAGACTTTGAAGAAATTTATGGAAAACCGACAAATGCGGCTGAACGATATTTTTATCATTCCACAAAACAAGCTTTTCAGAGCGACGCGAATATTCTCGTTTCTAGACTACCGTACGGTGCTGGTGATGCGACGTTGGTTGATCAATATAGTGCTTTAGTATATCCTGTTCGTGGTGTTGCAACATCAAGAATTTCTAGTATTGCTGCAGCAGGAACTCAGGTACAAATGCTCACGAGTAATGATGCCTCTTTTGCTACTGCCGGTAACTGGACAGCTGGTGGTGCAGCGACAGTAACGGGTAACTACGATAGTGGTGACACAGATCACACTGAAACGTTAAGAATTGAAGCTGGAGACGCGGGTAATGAATTCGCGGAAATAGCACAAGCAAAACTAAATGTTGATGGAACCGGTACGACCGGTGCGCTCATCGAAAATCACACCTACAAACTTACTTTTAATTATAAGTGGATCTCTAAAACCAATGACAAGGACGGTAAAGTTGTGCTTGGTGCTATTGAAGGTGCTGGAATGACTAATGAGAATGAAGGTGTATGGACAGCATATGAAGATAGCATAACCATTGCGGAGGATCCGCTCGGATCCTTGAAAATTTACGTTAGTACGACCAGT